CACCCGTTCCGTCTGCCCCGTTACGGCTTCCGAGCATTGAATAGGTAATCAGCCCGCGACGACTAATAAAACCATTTACAATAGATTGTTGTACGCTCATTGCTTATCTCCTACTTCTTCCATTCATCGTTAGCACGTTTAACTGCTGCCTCAATAAATGTATTAAGCTCTTGGTTCGTCAAGTGGATATTTTGAGACTCAAGGCCCTCGATCAAGCTCGTTTTAGCATGCTCGAGTTTTTCTGCCCCGTGGATATCCAACTTATCAGCAACTTGCTCTGTAGCGTTGACAGCGTTCTTTGCCAAGATCTCGACGATCTCAATTGCTTTCTTACCACCGCGCATAAGCAAGTATTTCTTGATCGCTTGAACCACGATACCAGTCAATACAACTAAAATGCTCATTGCTGACGATGTAATAATGCTTGTAATTTGATCCATGTTATTTGTCCTCTTCTATTTTTAATTCCAAAAAGCGCTCAAAGAGCACTCTGATAGCTCCGTTACCGCCAAGCTCAACATAGCTCTCGTATAGCTTGGAAATTTCTTCGATCTCATGTTGGTTAGTATAGCCCTTTTTCAAGGCATTTTTTAAGTTTTCTTGCAATCGAAAACGCTGTATTCGTTGCAAGCCTTTTCCGATCATTGTTAGATTGTTTTGGTTATCCTTCCCGATCTCTTCGACTGTATGAACTGACTTTTCAATATCTTCGATCTTTTCTGAAAGATCGCTCAATCTCTTGTCAGCCTCTTTCGACGTTTGAGTGCTCCGGTACGAGAAATAACTTGGAATCATCACGACAAGAATCGTCGTGATACGTTCCATAAAAACCGACCAGTCCAATTCCATCACCCCCTTTTAGTGAAAGTGATTTTATTGTACCGGTTGAGTTTCGAGCTCGTTTGTCTCTGGTTTTGGCTCTGTCCACTTCCAAATACCGATCTTCCCGTTCTGGTGCAATGATTCCAATTGCTCAAGCGTTTCTCCTTGATAAGTAAATGGTTGATTTACTTGAATCATAACGCGTTTACCTTCGCTAAACTTCTCGGTATGGTTTGGATCTTCGAGCGCAAAGATCGCTTGTGCTGGATAAGTTACGCCTGTTTTTCCAAGGTCAACTAGCTCAAGGCCACGTTTAAAGACTGTTGGATCAAGTGGACGATCGACGTCAGTTACGCGAGCGAGTACGCTCCATTCTGCCACGTCTTTCACTTTTTGGATCTCTTCATCCTTCTTCGCGAGCTTCACTTCATAGTCTTGGGCTTGTGTATGTAAGTCTTCTTGTAATTTCTTCACACCCTCGGCCGGGTTTAACTCGGTTGTCACTTGTCCAAGTACAGCTTGGATCAACGCTTCGTCTGACTCGTTGGTACGGTCACCAATCAAAACGCGCTCAAACGCTGTATAAGGGCTTGAACAGCGAATTGACACAAAGGTGCGTCCTTCTTCTTGCAAGTATTTGTTAATTACTTTAAATTCCATATATTCTTAGTCCTCTTGTCCTTCTAATTTCTGAGCTGTTTCATCAAACAACTCTTTAAGTGCCTGGTCACTATCTAACACGTTGTTAAACTTGGTTAATAGCTCGTTTACGCGCTTATATTCGTTATCTGCTTCCTCGTATAGAATCTTATAATTAGAGCCTTCTACGATTGCATTTGCGAGTTTTTGCGCGATGTCATTTACAATCTTATCTACTGTATTCATGTTATCCTCTCTTTACAATGAAACGTCAAAAAAGCCAGGCGAACCTTCGTTGTACTGCACACGAAAAGCATGCAATTTCTTAAAGTTATCATTTATGCGTTTAAAAAGATCTGCTAAAGATACGTAAGGAGCGTTGTCATTAACAGAATCTTTAACAATGTGGACATCTCCGATCAGAACGATTTTTCTATACCCTGGTTGATTAAAGATTTTTAAACCGACAAAATTGTTATTCGAATTAGCCTCACCTCGGTCGTTAATTCCGAATGCGAAAGCGGGATAATTCGACCCGAGCGAGATTGTCGGAGCTAAAAACGCTTTCCGCCCATTAGAGTTAAATTCTAGGGTATTGTGAGGGGATTTAAACTCAATCTTAGCTGTACCGTTATACGTTGTGACGTTGTCGTTCAGATTGATTATAGTATTCCCGTTATTTCCGCGGATGATGCCACCTTCATATGTCAAACCTTTAAATGTACCTGATGTAACGCTTCTAGCATTCACGTTGATCAGATTAATCTCACGAGCGTCGATAGTCCCAGCGGTTAGCTTGTTAGCAGATACCTTCTCAATCATGCCATCTTTGATAACCGCGTTATCAATGACGGTCTGTCCCGTGATGTGCGTCAAGCGTCCATCTATTCGATTTGTGCCGTTAGCAAGCAAGTTGATAGAGTTAAGTACGTCACCGCTATTAGTAAGATTACGCACTGCCCACGACCCCGCGAGCTGTGTGACTTGCGTTCGGGTAGCTTCGACCGATCGGTAAGCATCGTCAAACTGGCTCGGTTTATAAGGACCAGTATTCGACCCGCGAACCAAAATAGGCTCTTTAAATTCTACCCAGCCATTCTTAGATATGTAGATATAAAATGGATAGTTCGCCTCTTCACCAAAAGCGAAATCTTCCTGCACGGTAAATGTACGCTGAAATTCAATCCAGTTACCACTAGCGGGTGTGTTAGCATTGGCTATATCAGCAGATAATAGACCTTTATTTATTTTGTGGTTTTTGACCACAAAAACAAAGTTAGTGTCTACTTTCTCCCTTATCCTATATTTAAAACCTAAAGTATAAGTTTCGCCTCGATAGATTTTCTTAACATAAATCGGGAGTGTGAACCCTGTCCAATTATATCTTGTAAGGCCCCGTGCCTTAATGCTAAACACTCCATTATTCAAAGTCACTTCCACGCCGTTTTTATTATCATTAACACGGGTATTAGTTTCCATTGTCATCGAATTAACAATCAGGTTGTTGTCGTCAGTGACATATTTTCCGACTTCCGTCTGAAAAATCTCACTTGACATAACTAACCGTGAGAGTTTGTCTGGTGCGCCCTCTTCGGTCGTGCCAAGAATGCGTTCAAACAGTTTTGTAGATTCTCTGACTGCATTAAAATTAGTGACTTGCACCTCAATTTGTCGCTTGTTGGCTTCGACTTGTGCGTTAGTGTTCGCTAAATCCGTGTTGGTTTGGTCGATTCGTCCGTTTGTTCCTTCCAACGCTATATTAGTTTTATCAATGCGAACATTTGCACTTTCTAACTTCCTATTTGCTTGATCGACACGGACATCCACGTCATTTATTTTCTTATCTGCCTTATCAATTTTTTGATTGGCATCATTTATGCGTAGCCTAGTATTTGATATATCGGTCTTAGCTTGGTTTACATCAGATATCGTAGATACCAACGTTCTGTTGGTTTGAGTGAGTTTATCATTGACGCCAGAGACCTTGCTGTCCACTTGTTCCGAAACTTGTCTGAATCGGCTATCAGTAGCATCAATCGTGATAAATTTCTTTTCGATTTCGCTGGAGATTTTGCCATAAATCGTGCTTCCGTTATCGTCCTCTTCAAACGTTTTATTTACGGCTTTTTTAAAACTACTGTCAAACAGTTTACCATCCAGAACCTGCTTAATGATTTTTTTTGAAGCAAGTTCAATACTATCAGACCCTGACTGTTGTAACGCTAAGTCAGCTATCGCTCTCGTTCGATCCATAGCGTCGTCAGTAGCTTGCTTGCTCTCTGCTAGCTTCTTCTCAACTTCTTTCTTTATATTGTCAACATCTTCAGTGTCAATGCGCTTTTCCCACATTGACCCGTTCCAGATATACATCCGGTCATATAAGCCATTCTTTTCAAACCAAATGTCACCAACTTTATGCTCGGTATTCTCGTCTGGACGGTTATACCAGACCTTGTTACCTTGTGCATTTAAGAGATAGTCTGGTAAGCTATTAACAAGTTGTTGCTGATTTTTGGCAATGTCCGCTACTTGTGCGGATAAGTTACCAGTCATAGCAGATTTAATACCACTACCAATCTGCCCAAACTCTACGCTTGTGTTGCGTTCTAAGACAGGGTTGTACACAACACGGACTACTTTGGCATCGTTGCTTGTTATGCCAAGTGGTGGATAGTAGACAGGTATGATATCACATAACTCAATCTCTTCCATCACTTGTTTGGTTGCACTGTCTAAGGTGCTAGCTAGATCTACATACTCGATCTTAACATTCAGCTTAGGCTTGCCAATCTCATTGTTGTTCATGTAGTCCGTGGCTAGTTTACGCAACTTTTCAGCCGTGGGAATTTCTTTCTCTTTAAAACTGCTCGAAAAATCCACGACCTTAATCTTTTGATGCGTGTATAGCGGTCTGTACTTGCTATCTACAACCTTTTCGGGAAGCTCAACCACTACAGGTTCTGGAGTCCTTCCGCCCGTGTCCCCTTGGGTTTCTGGCGTATAAGAAGCAAAGGGATATACCGTTGTGTATACCCCTTCAATGCTTTCATCGCTTTCAACAGATAAGATATTTCTGCCGTACTCTAGCACGGTTGGTGCGGTACGGCCTAATTGCTTATGCAGTCTAATAGTGCGGTTGTCAAATTCGTACTCACCGCCATAAATATCAAGGATAGAGCCTTCTACACCACCAAGAGCAGAATGGACGCTTCCCATTTTGGAAATATCAAATACGCCTTTTCCCGTAGTAGTGATATCTGATGCTACATCCCAATCGTTGTCTCCAACAATGACATTTTTTAGAGTTGCTAAAGCAGTAGATGCAGAACCGCCAAAAGCTTGGCCATTCCGGAATACAATCTTCTCTAGTCGATGCTTGATATGACGACCGTATACCTTGATAGTTTTCCCGCTGTTCTTGACGACACGGGTTATATCAAATGTCTGATTCTTGGTTCGTGTCCCAGCATCAGCCTTAATCTGCATGCCATTTTTAAAAATGCTAGCAAGTGGGCCATTCGCTGGATACTCAAAATAAATCGTATAATTACCATTTCGGATGCGTTCGACCTGGATATTCAATACATCAATCTCACCCAAACCATAAGTATCGAAGCGTGTCTCATTTTCGTTAAACAGGATAGGTTTCATGCTTTAACCCCCCAGAACGGCGTGATCTCGGCTGTGAAATTCCCTGTCCAACTAATCAGATTACGTCCAGGATCCAGGAACGGCATGACAAATTCTGGCGAACGTACTACTTTATTCCACGCTGACAGATTGCCAGAATACACTTGGCTAGACTGCATATCTAGCACGATATTCCCTTGGACATCTTTCAACTTGGTCTTACGGCCATTTATGGTTAAGACTGTTTCACCGTTTCCTGTCATTTTAATGATAGGCTTGGCTTTAACATTTCCTTTCCCGTTTAAAGATAGGCCATTAGAGAGATTTTGCCTTTGCATGCTATCTTTAAAATACTTGACCGGTTGGGCCAAGAAATTAAGTTTGATCGTGCCAAACTGCTTCATGATGGTGGCAATTTCAAATGTTTCAATGTAACTAGCTTTATAAACAAATTCTGGATCCCAGGATAAGGTCAAGTCTTGGTAACCATCAACTAGTAGCCAGTTCGAGATATCCACAGCAACCTCGGAAAGAGGCTTGTTTGACTTGATCGTGCACGGAAGCTCGATTGGTTTTGATTTTAGCCTTTTATTTGAGACAATGAGTTCACCGTCCCGTCCAGGAACTGCGATAACTTCTACATCATTCCCTGTTGAAGTGATGATGTAATCTTTTGTCACTCGCAGTCCATGAGTTAGACTGGATACTCCATTAAAAGTAAAATTACCCATTAAGCCATTCTTCCTCCTTCCAAATTAGTGTAGTAGGCCATTTCGCGAAGCAGGCGCTTCATGTTATCCGGACTAAAGAAGTTGTCATTTGCCGTTCCATTAGCATTCAAAGTGTAATTATTTGTTACATTCGAATTTGAAACATTGCTGGATCCGCCACCAAAACGTCCAGCCAGAGTAGCACTTAATCCGCTAGCAATTTCTGCAGATTTTGGCAGGTTGAAATCTAATCCAGAGGATAACTTCCGACCCGCGTCAATCGTCTTATAAGCTAAATTTGACATCGAGTCATTGACATAGTAGCCAAATTTGGAAATACCGGCTGCCATACCTTCTGGGATTGCCCGCCCGATTTGGTCACGGAATACTTTTGAAGGTGAGTTAATACGTAGCACAGAGCGTGCCGATACCACCGCTACGCTTGCAATGGATGCTGCAGCATTAGCTACATACCCAGCCATAGCAGAGATACCAGCACCAAGGCCCTCACCAATTGATGTACCAGCGCTATATGCGCCGTTATAACCGCCTTGCATGCTATTTGTTGCACTATTTCTCAAATTGGATGCAGAGCCACTGACTGCTCCTGTTTGGCCACTAATACCACTGCTAAGCCCAGAGCCGAATTTATTACCAGCACTACGTCCATCACTACCCATTGATGATGTGCTTCGTTTCGCTCCCTCATTAAGACCTTTAGCAGAAGAATCTACCTTGCTTTGAGTAGCCCCGATACCGCCAGAGACACCAGTACCAAATCCAGTACCGGACTTATGTCCACTTGATGCCATCGTAGCCATCTGTGCGATTGCTCCCAATGTCATGATTAACGATTGAGCATTAACAATCGCTTGTGTAGCACCAATACCACCAGAGACGCCCGTACCAAGGCCAGAACCGATCTCTGTACCTTTGCCTTGGGCCTCTCCCATGATTGAGTCGAACACGCTCATAGAAGATGACTTGAGATACTCGGTTGCAATTTGAGCGCTTGGCGTACCTTCTGACACCCCTTGAGCATATCCGCTACTTAGTTGTGCCCCGCTATATTTAGCTTCTGTTGGCAAGTTGTTAAACGCTTGCTTAGAGGCTTCTGTCATTTCTGATGTCGCTTGCGCTACATCTTGTGCGCCAGATCTGATACCTTCTGCGGTCTTTTGAGGGATCTCGCGACCTTTGACTTCAAAGCCTGCGTCTACAAGGGCGCTTCTAAACTCATCACCAATAGCCGTTACCATGTTTTGGATTTCTGGCGGTAACTCTTGACCTGTTGCCCTAATTCCACGCAAGAATCCTTCTTTAGCCTTGTCGCCGGCTTCCGTCCATTTGGTGTTAAGTGCGCCTAGCTGTTCATCTGATGCATTGACAAGAGCCTGCGTTTGGTCTGCCATTTTAGGGCCGGCTTGGCGCATTTGTTCGATAAGCCCTTGGTCAAGTCCGCGTTTAGCTAGTGTTTCAAGGTTCTGCGACCACTTATCTACTGCGTCAATGTTCTTCTGAAGATTAGCAGTCATCTGATCTGCAGACAAGGCCGTCTGTTGCTCGATAGCTTGGAATGCGTTTTGAACTTCGGCTTTGAGATTAGCAAACTCTTGTTGCATCATTTCTACAGCTTTTTGCTGGGCTTCGTTCATATTCTTCATCGTATAGATCATACGACCGGATGCATCTTCTGTAGACTTGGCCTTGACTTCGTTATTCTTAACGATTGTATTCGTTAATTCATTATCGGACTCTTCGGTTTTCTTGATATCGTCCTGGAGCTTCTTGACTTCTTCGTTGTACTTTTGTTTGGCTCGGCTCTTGAGGTCGTCGCGCACTGATGAGCTGGCAAATATTCCGTCTTCTGCCTCATCGGTTTCTTTTATAAGGTTCTGATACTTTTTCTCGAGTTCAGACATCTTATCTTTGATTTCAAGGCGCTTCTTAGCGTTCTCTACCATCTTCTCGTTGGCAGCTTCAATCTCAGCCGATGCCTTAGCAATCTCAATCTGCTTACGGATCGCGTCCGTGGTCATGTTGATTGTGCCGGTTGCTTTATCGTACTGGATATTTAGACCCTCAATACGCGAGTTAAGGGTTTCTGCTGCCGACGCAAGCTCTTTCTTCTGACTTGCGGTCTTATTTTCAACTGCGTTTAGTTCGTCAATCTTTCTGACAAGCCGTTCATTATCCTCAGCCGTCGCTTGGATTTCGTTTCTGCGATCCTTATAAGCTTCATTGCCTTTGTTTACACTTTCGTGTAAATCATCGAGGGAGCGTTTAAACTCTTCATTCTTGGCCTTGGCTTCCTTGGACGCTTCGCTTTCCTGTGTCAACCATGACACCAGACCAGCGATAGCTCCGACAACCAGGAATACCCCACCAGAAGATAATGAAGCCAAAGCTCCGGCAAGTCCGGTAGTAGCTCCTGTTGCTACAAGCGATGTACTGGTTAGAGATACCAAGGAAGTGATAAGCGTACCGATTAAGCTACCGATTCCCTTGATAATTGCAAGGCCTAGCATCGCTCCCTTAAATAGCAAAACAGCGCCTGCGACACCAGTGAATACAGCAATAAGCGGGTCTAAAACAGGCTTGAGAAAGCCCAATACGCTTACTAGTGATTTAACAACTGGAGTGGCACCGCGAATAACACCGATGATTACATTAAATGCGCCGTTAATAGCATCTTTGATACTATTTAAGTGCTCGGCTATGCTCTTGCCAGTAACGGCCTTACTTAACTTGTCAAACTCAGTAATGACGTTCGCGATACCTTTTGCAACCGCGCTAACAATGTTAGTAAATGAAGTTCTGATACCTTCAGAGTTTTTCTTTGCCATTTCAGCAAAGCCATTTACTCCTTTGTTCAACTCAATCAGACGTTTACTAAAATCACTAAAGGTTATTTTACCGTCCTGCAGGGCCTTGTATAGGTCATTCTGTGCTGATGCCCCAGCATAACCAAAAGATTCTGCTGTTTTCTGCAAGGCATAGGACATGGTTTCTTGCAGGGTTTTCCATGATTGCAAGTCAACCTTGCCGGATGATAACATCTGGGTATACTGCGTTAAACCGCGAGATGCTTCTTCTGTGGAAGCACCGGATGCGAGAAACGCGTTGTTTAGGGCGATTGTTAGCTTAGTTGACTGTTTGAGGTTACCAGTCATAGAGGTCAACTTTTGCGTGGTTGCTACAACCGTATCAAGGGTTGTAGGTAGTCCCTCAATACCCTCTGATAGCAACTTGGTAGACGCTGCAACATCTTTTGATGAGTGCCCAAAAGCCTTCATAACTTTCGGGAACCGTTGCAAGGTATCGAACCGGTCAATAGCCTTGTCCATTGACTGGCTTACAAGGTCCATAGCAGAGCTTACGACTTTAAATGCGACAGCACCTACTGAAAAGTTCTTAATACTGGCTTTCAATTTATCGAAATCAGACGCGCTCTCTTTAGCTTTCTGTGAGCTAGAAGCAATATGATCCTTTAGCTTAATAAAGCCATTTCCAGATTGATTAGCAACTTCACCAGCACGCTTTGCAAGATCAGCGCTGACCTTAAATCCATTACCGCCAGTCTTGCTGATTACTCCAGCTTCTTTAACTTTCTCTGCTGCATCCTTAAAGCGTTCACCGCCAGTTTTAGCTGACTGCGCTGAATCTTTAATATTGGATCCTGCGACCTTAAAGCTCTGTCCAGATTTTAAGGCTTTGTCACCAGAATTCTGCAGGTTATCCCCAGCTTGCTTCAAACCTCTTGCTGACGATTTCGCGTCTGTTTCAAGGCTTTTTAAGTCACTAGATAATTTGTTTAATTTCTGTCCATTAACCTGGACGTCAATGACAATTTTACCGTCGGCCATTTATTCCTCCTTTCCGTCTAAATTGTATTTTCTTTGAAGCCTTCGCATTTCTGACCTATATTCGCTCGAGTCATTCTTGGATGGCTTCCAGGAGCGAATCTGGACAATTCTCGATAACGAGGTGTCCGTAGGTAGGCCGTTCAGCAAGGCTACGAATTCAATCCATGTGAGCTTTCCTTGTGCTTCAAGGAGGTTGATATTGTACGCTTGCATAAAGCTGGCGTAGATATCCATAGCGTCCACTTCAAAATCAATTAAACGTGTATCGTCTTCTTCATTCTTTGCTACCGGCATAGGGTTACCATTCCGGTCATAGACCACGCGCTCTTTTTTAGTTTTTAAAAAATGCTCGTCAATGTAAGACCACACGGCCACGATATCCTCTAGGTTATCCACAGCCTCGTCTGTCAACATTAAAATAGCCGTGCGCATCTTCTCAATGTCATTCATTACCTCGTTATCAAACATTTCAAAAACATCTAACACTATGTCAAATGAGTGATCCACTGCATAGGTGCGCCCGTTCAATTCAAAGGAGTTAACTAATGGCTCATTTAATTTCATGAGCAGTCCCTCCCTTTACTTTTTGCTGGCTTTTTTAGTTTTCTTAGCTTTTGCCTTCTTGACAAACGACTCTGAGAGTGCTCCGGATGCCTTGGCGCGCTCTTGACCCATTCGTCCAAGCTCTGCACCTAACAAGGTATCGACATCATCAAATGCAGAGTCCAAAGACTCAACGTCTGGATAGCGCTCGTAGAGTTTAGCGAATGTCCCGTCACCGAATAACACGTCATACTTGATCTCTGTCATTTTCTTCTGGATTTCAAATGCTTCATCAATGACTTGCTTGTTGATAACTCCCTCTTTGAGGTCGTCAAATTCCCCATTATTGGAGCGATCCAGCAACTCTAACTGATACTTGTTAAAGCGGTCAGCAATATCTTGCTGAAGCGTAGAAAGCCGTGAGATATTCTCGAGCGATGTGTCAAATTGTAGCTCAACGTCGCCAATTTTAATTGGCAAGAAAGAGCGTTTAATATCAATTGAAATAGTCATGTTTTTCCTCCTTTTTACACAAAAAAGAGCGTCTCTATTGAGGCGCTTCACATTAATCTACGACTGCTGATGTCTTTGGAATAGAGTTATACGAGATCTTACATTTGAAGTCTTCGTAGTTCGCAGCAGCACCAGACCCAGCAACGATACCTGATACTGTAGCAATACCGACGTGTTGTGTTTTCTTGTCGGACTCTACAACTTTATGCCAAACAAGCCGGTCGTTGTTAAGTTTGTATTTCAAACTAGCGACGTGTTTCATTGCTGGGTCTTCGTTGTCATATGTTCCCTTGAACGAATATGACCCTTTGACGCCAGTCACGGTGGTTTCTTCAGTACCATCACCGTCATAATATGCAGTAGATGTTGTAGTTTCATCCGTGTCATCGTCCACGTCCTCGATCCATTTCGCTAGCTCCATGTAAGCTGATTTTTCAGGCTCAACTTTTGGATCTGTTACTTGTGCGATAAAATGCCCGCGTAGGGCGTTCTTGTTACGTACCATTTATTAGTTACCTTTCGAATTTAGAATAGTGAGACTTGCAGTGATGTCCTGCAAGTAGATATAGTAGCCCTGTCCGTCCCGTTCGTTTAGAGATGGCTGGGTTGTAGTTAAGTTATTAAAAATATATGAGTTGTTTTGACTTGGTAAGTCTAGATCAAACTCGGATAGTGCTTTGTTGATTTCCCAAAGACACTCACTAGCAACAGTCTGATCTTTTACCTTTACTGCGATTTCAAAGATTAGAGATACATCTCTAGAGCCGTCCATGTATACACGCTCAATCTTACCGCCTGGAAGTGGATACAAAACCAAGGAATCGAGCTCGCTTAGGAAGTCAAGCGTACAATCCAGTGGTAGGCCAAGGGTATTTATAAAATCACGCAAAACAACATTAAAATCATTGTTATTTTTCATTTAGTAAACCCCATCGCTTTCAATCCAACTTCTGCCCACTTGTTCCCGTGGTTAGCTGATGCCTTTAAGTCCCAGCGCTTCCCAGTTCCGGGGGTTGTATACTTGCTAAAACTAAAACTGCGGTACTTGTTATAAGCTCCGCCGTAAAACTGGGCGCGTGCGTATGGTGTGTTATAGATAATCTTGGAGCCGTCGCCTGCCACATGACCACTAGACCTTAGTGGGCCATGCAATAGTGGCACATAAGGCTCCATATCTAGTAACGCTTGGTTTGCAATCTCTAACCTCGCTTTGCGTTCTGATGCTTCTGATACTTTCTTAGTAGCTCCACTCAAATCAATCGTGACATTGATACCCATCACATCACCTCGATTTCGTAGCAAAAGACTTTGCGGTTGAATGGTTCGTAAACCGGAATAATCTTGTTTACAATGTATTCATCGCTACCGTCTTTTACAATCGCGTTTCTGTATGATGAATCAATCTCAACGTTACAATAGCGAGGGTATACAAAGATAACACCAGGCGCTCTAAACGACGGGTTCTTTTGTCCGGACGGGTTATTGACTGACCCAGGGCCGTCAAAGTTACGGTCGAAGCGTACTGGACTTAAAAAAACAGGGTGGGAGTATTCATCTTTCCCCCACCCGTCTTTTTTTCCGGTTGGTTTCGCAATCGTTACTGAGTCAACCAGTGTCCGCTTATCAATAACGACCATAATCCACCCCGCTATACAAGAATCCAGCAGATTTAAGAGCGTTGAAAGCATCAAGTGATAGATTATACCCCGATGCTGTTTCAGACGCTCTAGAGCTGTTATTTGAGCCGTAGGACACCGATGTACGCCCTAGTGTGGTACTTGATATTGTCTGCTTATCCTCAGCCGTTAAAATGCCCGTGCTATCCAGATAAGCAATCTGATAAGCAGTGGCCAACTTAACCGCCTTCTTGCGTGTCTTATGATCTTTGTCGAAGTCGTGAAAGTCATAAAAATGACGGATAAAGAGGTCAATAGCTAGCTCCGCTCGTTTAAGTAGCTCATCAAATTCGCATGTAGTCTCAAAACCTAACTCATGGTATTCATCGATTGTTAAGTATGCCATGACACCTCCTATTCAGAGGTCACCTCTTGGGCTACGGTTTCAACGTCTGCAACAGGTTCCAACCATTCCTCACCAAACGCGAGGTTTGTTTTTGCGTTGATTTCTTCTGCTTCTGTAGCTGTCAACTCGTAGACCGTGCCCTCGTCAAAGTTTTGATCTGTTGATTCGATTAAAAAGTTGCAAGTAGCTTTGTATTTCGCCATCTTCACTCCTTGATCTCGTAACCGCTGGTTAGAAATGCAGATACCAAGTTAGGGTCAGTAATGGTAAAAGTTACATCTCCTTTTACCAAAACCGTACCAGTTGCTTCAACTTCTGCCGTTGCTTTCGTTGTTTTTGCTTCTTCTGCCATTAGTCACCTCTTACGCAGTTTTGTGTACGTAGATAGCTTTCTTCTTGTTGTCAAGGACAAAGGCATCGTAACGGATACGACCTTCTACAAGGTAGCCGTTGATTCCTGGTGGGTTATCGTGGATCTTGTAGTCTTCGAGTTTAACTGGTGAAGTAGTCGCGATTGGGTGAGCGATAACGAATGCTACGTTTTCTGGCAAGCGTGATGTTGGAGTCAAGATAACAGGCAAGCCGTCAATCACACCTACTTGGCCTTTGAATGCAACTTCTTGACCAAGGTCAGAGTTTTTAACAAATGACGTATCAAGTTTGATGAGTTTATAAAACTCTGGAGATACGTGGAGCTTGCGTCCTTCTTCTGGTACGAGTGCATCAGTCAATTTAACTTGGCCGTCAAGCACTGCTTCATAAGCATTGTTTTTAGTTACAGCGCCAGTTTTAACGTGGTCTGTATCAGCACCAGCAACGACTTTACCAAAGCGGTACTTGTCAACTTCTGGGATAACAACTTCTACCAATTGGCGAGCAAGAGCCTTACCTGCTTCCAAAGTTCCCAACGTGTCTTGTACAGAGCGTTTGTCAATCGTGAACGTGAATGAACGGTCTTTAGTAAGTGTCAAAGTTTGAACGTTATTTTCAAGTTCAGCAGCCGTACCGTAGCGAGTGTTACCAGTCAAAGAGTAGTCATTCATGCCAGTAGTCGGGATTGAGTACACTTTAACAGTATCTACACCAGTGAAATCGAAATCTTGGTTGATAATACCAGTAGAAAGGGCTTCTTTAGCAAAGCGCTCATCTACTTTAGCGTCAAATTTAGATGCGTAATTAATAGTCATATAGGCTTATCCTACTTTCTTTATTTTTTAAATGCTGTCAAAGCCAGCAAATAGAGCTTTTTCCTCCGCGCTGAGGTTATCGTCACCACCAGCGGACGGATTGCCACCAAGCGAAAATTTTGGCTGTGGTTCCTGTGGTTCTTCCTTTTGAATAAAAAGGTAAGGGCTTGTCTCTTTTAGACCGCTGATAGTTTCTTCTAGTTTTGGTTTGCCATCTTCAGCAAGCTCGATCTTGTCAAGATCAATAAACTTCATAAGGTCTTCGGAGTTATGCGCTCCCACGTCTTTTAAAGCCAAAGCAACCGCATTGGTTTTCTTAACTTGCGCAAGGTTGGCCTCGCTATCAGTCTTATAGCTTTCAAATTGTGCCTGGAGGTCAGCAAGCTGTTGCTTAGCTTCCTCGCTAGCTCCTTCTTTAACTTTCAAGGCTTCGATGGCCTGGTCGCGTTGCTCAAGTTGTGTTTTCAAGCTGTCATTTTCTACCTGTAATTCAGACTTGGCATCTTTGATCGCTGACCCGTACGCTGCCATAATGCGCTCAATTGTGTCCTTGTCCTCAATACCTGCATCAATTAACATCTCACGTTTTAAACTCATAGTTCAAAACTCCTTCCTGTTTTACGTCCAGAAGACGAATTTGTCGGTTTACGTCCGAAAACGAAAGCGCCCAGCGGGTAACGATCCCGCGAATAGGTGAGAAAAAAGGAGGAAATCACCTATCCATCCAAAAAAGGGCGCAAAATAAAAACCGCATGTAATTCCATACGGTTTATAATGATTTATAGCAGTCTATTCCTGCCAGTCAAGATGTTGGATCACCTCCTTGTAAGCTCGTGACTTTAAAGCTGTAAAATTCAATCATTTCTCCCCTTTCTTCTTGAAAAAAAGCGCATTGTGAGTTATAATTTAGATAGTAAATAGAGGTTTTCCATCTCCCCTTGAAACAGATTATTCTGCGGTAGGAGGTGGGACACCTCTATTTTTCTTTTGGTTCTAAAATATCAATCAACTCATCTGATCTCTTCAGTACGGCTATATTTAACCCTCGACGACCAGACTTATAGATTCCTTCTAACCTATTTGCGATTTCTTGTTCAGCTAGCGGAGTTTTAGTGATATCAAACACAATATTTTCAGCTTGTTCCTTCGCTTTTTTCGATGCATTATCAAAAACATTCTTCCCACTTCCAGAAATCTCTTTTAAATCAAATTTCATACCATCAATCAAATAGTCAGGAGTAGGGATATCTTTTGGATAATTAACTCTTGGCGCCATTTGAACATGCTTCCCAAACGTTTTAGAAAACCATTCTCCTACTTCTTTCTCTCTTTGGGAATAATCTAGCACTACATGTTTTCCATCAACTTGATATTTATGACCGTTATGTTCCCAGTAATTCATTTCTGTGACCTTAGTTTTGCTAGGATCTACATTAGACAGCCATTTATCTTTCACAGAAATATAAGACTTATTGCCAGCAGGTTCGACGCTTGCTGGTTTTTCGTTTTTCTTGAGGAATTTTTCTCTAGCATAATCACGATGAAGGAAAGGCTTATCTTTAAGGAAATCACGCATGGCGCCTTGCTGATCTCTTACCTTGTTTTTAAGTCTATTCACTAGATCGTAGTCTTTCAGCTTCTCGGCTACGTGTAGCTTTTCCTTGGTGTTTCTGATAGCACGCTCTAACGCCCTTTGTTTGGCTTGCTCGTTGGCGTTTTTAATAGCTTGCTCTGGGGTGATATTTTCCACATCTGGCCCCAGTTTTGGTAGTTCATTAACACCAGGCACAAAAGGCGTGAGGATATGTCCACAATTGATACCTAGACAGCCTCCAGGAGTCCCATATCCATGATCAGCAAGAGAAAGTATCTCAACGCCGTTCTCTTCCCTAGCAGGGCCATGAGTGACGATATGGTGTTGGAGAGGCGCGCATGCTTCGCGGGCTGTTGCCTTCTTAGAATAATAAAAAGTGTCAATCCCAAGCTCGTCCGCTGGCATTGTCCGCATTTCACGATAGCTTCTTACCACAGTAGTCTTAATCACTGTCCGCGCATAATTGTCAATCTTCCAGCGTTTACCTCCGCGATCCACAAAACCTTTGAAACCTACCTCTTGCCATTTCATGACCGTGTCCGATACTGCTTTATCTTGAGTAGCAAGCCCGGTTACAACTTTAGCAACTGCCTCTTGGACGATAGCCCGATAGGTTGAGGTGACTAAATGTGGAAGCGTGGTATTGATTAGGTTCGTGATGTCGCCGTGTGATTGTGCAAAATAACCAGCCAGCAACTCCTGCGCATGCTTACCATTCCCAAATTCACCCTCGCCCAGGTCGTCAATAAGCTGTTCCTTGGTTGTTTTATAGATTTTAAACCCTTCACCCTCAATGACCTCTCTGAGCTGGTCCTCGGCAATTTTCGAGTAGCGCGAGATAGTCTCAAGGTTCTTTTCATTCAGCAAGTGCATCTGGCTCATTCGTTCCAATTGCCAAATATAAGGGTTCTCTTGCAACGATACGGAACCGCGAATTAAGAGACGCTCGATCACTTCGTCGAATAGATCCAGGGCCATTTGATGATATATATCACCTACCTGACTAGCACGCAGTAGCAATTGTTCATCATTTATGTGAGCTGGGTACTTATGATCGTGCGTCATTTAATCATTCTCCGTAGGTTTGGACGTCCAACGGGTCCCTCAAGGCCCCAGCTTCATCCACTGTTTCCTGTTTGATTTGGTCCATCATAGTAGTTACTTCTTGGTCTGACAAGCCTAGAGCCTTACCGATAGCGTACTGCTTGCTGACAAGGCCACCAGCTAAAGCTTTGATGTAATAATCTAGCTCGTTGTTTTTGTCAACAAAGACACCATCGTCCAAGTTTACTGTGATCTCGTCCATGTCCGGAATAGGCCCGCTGTACAATCCATAGAGCGTACCAATCTCGCAGATAGAAATAACAAGCTCTTTGATTGATTGATCTACAAGGCTTACGATGCTGTTTCTTAGCTGGTACGTGTCAGAGTTCTCTGATACAACCTCGGTCGCAGTCTTCATCGACTTACCATCAAACGTAAACATACCAGGCGATACTCCAACCTGCATTTCAAACAACGCGAGGCCCTCGTTGATTGCCTTGATATAGTCGTCTGAGCGAATAGGAGTAGTTAGGTCCGTGATGTTTATTGGTGTATCTTTCCCACCGTCAATTTGCTCGTAAACGTTTTGTTCTGGGTCAAATTCGCGCGTGACTAAATCAGTGTCTCCATGCTGGTCAAAACCAATTCGGACGGTTTGGTCTGGCACTAATACGCGCCGTTGGCCCATTCGTACCTCCCACTTAAACTCATCATAAGTGGTATTGATAAAGTCAATAGTGCTCTTGGCATTATCAAAGATAGACAACCCCAAAGGGCTGTTAATGTCTTTGTTGTTCATGCCTGGCGGTTTTAAGTAAGTGAATAACGGTCGTGTAAGCCCATCAAGCGTTACTTCTTCCTCGAGGTCCTCATACACCTCGGATAGTGGCACACGGTCACCAACGCGCTCCTTTTCGTTTGAGCGATACAGCTCGTTAGTGATTGTATACTTGCCGTCCTTGGTCCATTCATGCAATTCAACCAAGGTATAATATACCGTTTCCTTGCCTACTGTCTTTTGACTTTTATTAATAATCGCTGCAGAAGATACGTCCTGTGTATTAGATTGTAGCGGGTAAAATACGGGAGCTTGTACGAATGAAATTTTGATCTTATCCTCGTCAACGTATGGACGCATAGCAAGACCGCCCAAAGCCAAACAGCTCTCAAGGTATCGCTCAAAGTTCTTGTTAAAGCGGTCATTCAGCAAAACAGACTGGACAAACTCATTCGTCACTCTATTCGCAACGCTTATTTCAGCCTGCTCATTAAATACCAAGCTGGCAATCTTCTTACAGGCTGTACGTGCGATAGGCAAGTGGTTTCGTGTCCGTTGCTTATCTACTCGGTTAGAGTTGCGGTAGCGGATAGGGTCCCACTTACTCTGATAGTATTTCAGATTCTTCTGAATACGATCGTATTCATCCTTGTTAATTGCAATTTTAGGATGCTCTGTTATGTTGCCTAATGATTGGCTTGTCATTACATATTTACCCCTCTTAAATATATTTCTTAGTGATTGTAAGATACTCATTTCAAACCTTTCTCTAGGCTTTTAATCTTAATAGTTGTGCATTGTCTACGATCATATATTGGAACGCGTCGCAAGTGTGATCGTCCTCTTTGATGACTTTAGGATCATCATCCATTACTGACCGTTCATCCCACTGATAACGCTTGTGTTCCTCGATAAAGTATCTGAGGTTGTTCTCGGTTGGGAAATAATAAAAACGACCATTCGCAAGGAGCGATTGGACGTATTCGGTCATAACTATTTTTTTCTTCTTTGCTACCGGGTGCCAGCGAATACCAAAGTCCTCGAGGTACTGGTTTCTCAATGCTCCCTCTGCACTATCTATTGTCATTTCAATTACCCTCGCATTCGGAAACTTCTGCGTTTGCTTGATTACAAACTCATGTAACTCTTTTGATAATATACTAGGTGCCTTTTTACGTACTTTACCAGCCGGGCTGTAGTAATAGTTATCCACAAGATACACATTCGAGCGATTAGTCACCACCGCATGCAAGCAAGTAGTTGCTGATTGTTGGTGCCCGGTATCTGCAGCAAACAACTGCCCGATGACGCGTTCTCCGTCCGGTATCTTGTCTACGCGTTTAAACAAATCCATGTTATAGACATTCGTACCAAGGCCAACCGGCTCACCCAGGTATAAATACCTGTAGTAGTCGTAGTCGTTAGTTTTGATACGCTCTATCTCGTCCAGCATTTGCTCAGTCACAAATCCCAGCTCGTCATCCAGATAGCTGGACTCATGTATTAAATACTTGTCCGCTGTCCTTAATGAATCAACCCACTCATTGATCCAGTTATACGGGTTACGCGGTGGGTTATACGACCAAAAGAACTGTACGAATGGATAGTCCGGGTGCTTCTGACGCATGAATGTACTGTTTGACTGGTCGAACTCTTCCGAATCAGCAAACTCTGCAGCCTCCTCATACCACACAGCTATGATTTTACCGACCTCGTTTGATTTCAGCTTCTGGAAATCGTCCTGGCCGTAGAAATGGAATGTAGATCCCGTGCGCCTGTGAATGATTTTATACGGACTCTTTGTCTTTTTGAACTGCGATGTTATCCCAAACTTATCAAGCGCCCAGATTATCTTCTTATACACGCTATCAAAGATTGTTCTACCGACTTTACGTACGACAATAATCTCTACACATTGCCCCTGCGTTATCGCTTTAATCATCATAAAGACTAGCAAGAGAGCAATCACTGACGATTTGAAAGAGTTACGCCCGCCCTTTAAAATGTTGTAAGGTTTTGCTGACCTCCATACGTTGTAAAACTTAGGATTGATCTCTTTACTAAGTTTTATCGTCGGTCTAATCGTTCGGGATATCGTCAATGATGAGGATTGACTCATCAGCACCACCTCCCGCCTCGTCTAACGCTTGGGCTTTACGTTTATTCTCAAGTTCAAGCGACTTGATACGTGCTTTCTGTTCTTTCTTATCAAGCGTATCCTTAGCGCCCTCGCTGTTTGCTATCTTAGATATCAGCTCCATGTGACGCGAGCTACCCTTTAAGGCTTTCTGCATCGTAACCAAGAGAAGCGCTGACTCGTAGTCGTCTTCAAAATCCATGTCCTTCAGTACTCTAGAGAGCTGAGGATTTGAAACTTTGGAAACAAGTAGAGCTTCTAGCGTCTTTTTCATGTTCGCTTTTTTTCGTCTTGTTTTACCCGAAGCGATACCGCCTTTTCTCTGTATCTCCCTCTGTTCTTTCTCTGTTCGTTCATTAAAAGGGATCAAGTTTTCCTCATTAGCCATCGCCTCACTTCCTTTTCAAATAACATTCTTAGTTTAACTTAACAGCCGTCTGGCCTGTGTGCTCTTCCCAGCGTTGAATTGTAGCGTCCACATACCGTGGATCTAGCTCCATACCAAAATAGTTCCGTCCTAAATCTTCACAAACGATCATAGTCGACCCGGAACCGTTGAAGCTATCTAGCACATTCCAGCCTTTCTTGCTGGAATTTCGCACCAGCCGTTCAATCAACTTCAACGGCTTCATGGTAGGGTGCAAGCCATTTCTGGTTGGTTTATTTTCGTTGATAATCGTGGTAGGAGAGTTGGCCTGCATACGCTCGATATACTCGATTAGCTCAGCCTTCGTCATTTTATTCAACTCTTCCACGTCCTCGATGATAGTGGTCAAGGAACGGTCATTCACAAAGTAATGTGCTGCGCCCTCTTTCCAGCCATACAAGCAAGGTTCATGTTTCCATTGGTAATCTTGACGGCCCAAGACTAATGTATTCTTGTTCCAAATCAAACACTGACGTACTGTCCACCCGATATCTGAGCAAGCCCCCCTGAAATTGTAACCTTCTTAGTCTGCATGCCAGATATAAAACGCCCCACCTTCACGTAGGACTGTGTCTGCTGCAAAGAACGCGTCTCTCAAGAACTTTCTGAACGACTCATTGTCCATGCTGTCGTTCATAATCGTGAGAGCTTCCTCTGTTCCACCCTCGTATGCTACATTGTACGGCGGGTCAGTGACAATCAAGTCAATCTGTTGTCCGTCTACCAATTTAGCAAGCTGGTCTGGATCAGTAGAGTCACCACACATAAGACGGTGCCGTCCGAGTTGATAGATATCGCCCAGCTTCGCGATTGGTTCCTTGGTTTCTTCGACTTCAAAGTCATCCTCTTCAACTTCGGACTCTGGCTCGTAGTAATCAAATCCAAAATCTTCCATGTCGATATTCACGATACTTTCAAGCTCTGAATTCAAAAGATCAATGTCGAACCCAGAGTTCATAGTCAATTTATTGTGAGCGAGGATGTAGGCGCGTTTCTGCTCATCGTCCATGTGAGATAGACGAATTACTTCAACCTCATCATACCCTAACTCTTGCAAGGCCTTAAAACGTCCGTGCCCTTCGATAATTACATTGTTCTCGTCAATCGCGATCGGGTCATTATTACCGAATTCCTGGATTGATTTTTTTATCTGCTCGATTTGCTCGCGAGGGTGTAACTTCGCGTTGTTTTCATATTCAGTTATTTCTGAAATATTTAGTTTTTCAATTTTCATATTTTACTCCAGGAACCAAAAAGAACGTATCTGGATGATACGCTCTTCTCGGGTTATATGGTCTACTTTGTCTCTCGACAAAATATTTTATAAGAGGCCTAGCTGGAAGTACCAAACCAACGTCACAGGTCACTTTCTTATTTTGTTTTTATGGTACTTTTTAAAACGCGAGTGGACGGAATCGAACCGCCGAAAAAACTAGTAAGGAGAATTCAACAAATAAAGGTAAAAAAAGACGTACATCCTGTCACTCGCAAAAAAAGTGGGAACGGGAATCGAACCCGCACTATATGGGTGAAAAGTCCATTGCTCTAACCGTTAAGCTACCCCACAACTCATAAAAAGGAGACTACCAATGAGCAATCCATGGCTCTATCGGATAATACTATAATAGCATTTAAAATAGAATTTTTACTCCACATTTTCTCTCAAATATCTCCCAGAAATCACCGAAACTCTAACAACATCCCGGATTTGTAGGCTTCTGCAAATTCAATCAGCGCTCGATCCAGCAACCGATAGTATTCACTGGAGGAATATCCCAGAGCTGGGTAGATTTCCTTGTCTTGCCTAAATCTTAACCTGCAATACCTCTCGATTAAGATCTGCGACAAATGGTCGTCTGATAGACGATTAATGGCCTCTGCCATGTGCTCCAGCTCTTGCTGGGCGCTAACTCGTCGCAGGACCATGATCTCTGTTTGTTTACTCGGGGAAGCAGGGGCGCTCTTTGGTTCCAGGGAATAAGTAGCGGTCACTTTCGGACTGTACTCTTCCCCGGCAATTCGTAGAAATGTACGATAAGACTTCAAGGCACTTTCTGCGTTCTCCTTGGTCTTGTTTTTAAGTAACTCTTTAAACAGCATTATTTGTACCCTTCCAGACGCAATATGAAATAAGGATTTTTCAATACTAGTTTACCCATTTATTTCACCTCCTCGCTCTTAATTTCTCCAGTTAGTCTGTTTTCCAAAACACGTTGCGAAAGACAAGGATCGTCACCGAAATAATAAACTACATTACTTTCAATCCATTGCTTCTTAGAATATGGATATCTATTTGGTCTACTCATCTTCCACCTCTTCAACTTCAAACAAAGAAATAAGTTCCAGGCTTTTTCTTTTGT